CCCCCCCCCCAAGCTGTCAGATACAAAAGATAAAATATATTTATCACACATGGCGGCAACCTGAACCGCTTCAATCGCCGCTTGCAGGGCATTCTTCCGAAGGTCTGAAATTGAACTGCTTAACCATTCTTGTGAAAGGTTTTCTTTCGTTCCTACCCAAAACTTATCCAAGCCCTTTTCAGCTTGGGCAAGCGCATCTTGGGTTTCTTCCAGTTCTTCTTTAATGATTGCATATGTTTCATGCACCGAATTGAACAAAGGAAACTGTTCATTGGCTGATGCAAGTTCCTTGCCCACAAGGGCTTCCATGTCATGTTTGATTGCATTCATATTCTTGAACCCGCCTTTCTTTTGATTGTTTTGGGTTTATGGTTGACCTTGTGAACATTTATATCATCCGGGATTTGCTTGATTTCGAACCGCCATTTATAGGCATCCTTTCCCACTTTGGCAACCAAGGCTTTCCATGCCCGGTTCTTTGTGGGTTCACATATTCCGAAGCACCACTTCTTTGACCAATTAGAATAAATACCGTACATCATCAACCATCCTTTCTTTGCACAAATATTCTGCACTTCTTACCCATCACTTTTTTATCAATGATATCCAGTGGATAATGTTTCTTGATATACATGGAAAAACTGATGTTGGAATAGGCTTCTTTCAATCCGTTTTCCATGCAGAAAGTACCATAAGCATTGTAAATATCCTTGGTTTCGTTGTTTTCGAAGTTCTCAATTCCGTATTCCTCAATGAAGCTGATGATGGAATTGTTTTCTTTTTCATATTCGGTCAGCGCATCAGCCGCTTTTTTCGGCACTGTGAAAGCATTGTTTTCAAGAATACGCTGAAGCCCTTGAACCCCAAGAAGAATCAACCTTTCAACTGCTTCCTGTTCCCGAAGTTCATATTTTATGAACGGTCTATAATCCGGGTCATTTTTTGTGAATGTGGCATCGAATGGAATAATAATCATTCGCCGCCTTAACCCGCCGCTTCGGTCTTTGATGCGGGGAATGCTGTTGGCTGAAAAAATCATCTTGGCATAGTTATTGAATTCAAAGGGGTCTTGTCCTTTGCGCTGAACCTGAATCCTTTCCCCGGTCACAAGCTTTTTGAATACGCTTGAACTTGCAATGAATTCTTCCCCGATATCATCACCAAGGTTTGCAAGCTTACCGAACAATTCAGCGTTTTGAAACTTTTCCCCAAGTTCCTTCAGGTCAAGGGAAGTGATGTTATCATCACCAAGCATGGTTTTTATCATATCAATGAAGGTGGATTTACCATTTGCCCCATCCCCGGTAAGTATGAACGCCTTGCCCAATTCGTTCTTCCTGAAGAAGCAATATCCAACACATTCTTCAAGAAGGTTTTTGATTTCTTCATCCTTACATGAAATCTTATCCATCACCCCATCCACAATTTCACTTTCTGCGGCAGGGTTGTAATCCCAAGGAATGATGTTCTTCAAAACCATGTCAGGGCTGAAGGGTTGAAAGCTTCCATCAATCACATTCAGGATTCCATTTTTGAAAGCCACAAACTTTGCATCGGCTTCCGGCACTGAATCACGAATCAGCAAGGAAAGGTATTTCAAAACTTCCCTGCGCTTGGTTTGGTTCAGATTGCTTATATGCTGAATCATTACCGCTTCAATTTCATCAGGGTCACTTACATAAACGCCATCCCGGTATATGTGCAACTGCCCATTGATTTTCAGAATGTGGTTATTGTTGCGGATGTACTTGGCGAACTTATCAAACAGGAAGGTATTGCCTTTGAAAAATATAGGCTTCTTGAAAGCATCATCCCGAAGAATAGTTTCAATTTCCCTTTCATCCAATGGGGTTTTCAGCACATAATCATTGATTATCCTGATGGTTTCCCTTGTTTCTTCAATCGTGAAGTTTTCACTTTGTAGGGTCAGGATGTAATTGAACAGGCTTTGGTTTCTACCATCCCCGGCATCCATTTCAAGGAAATCAATGTTGGTTCGAATAGGGAACAGCCACTTGGGAACTTCCTGAATATCCGATTCTGGCACATCATAAAGAATTTCTCTGTCCACCCCTTTGAACTTCAGGATGGAATATGAATTGCGGCATCCAAGTTTAATGTCAGCTTCAAGGCATATGGCAAGCTTGCATTTGGTCTTGTTGGTGGTCATACCATCGTTCTTGAATAAGAAGTGCTTGCCCCTTGTGGTTTGATAAACCCGGCATTTTAATTCCAAATCCTTGACAATTTTGAATAGGATTTCACTTGTTTCAGCATCGTCAATATCAATCAGCACTGTTTCTTGTCCAAGTATTCCGGCATATTCCGGCATATGCTGAACCTGTTCAAGCGTTTTCAGGTCAGTCCTATCCTTGAAGGATTCTATACATTTTTTATTTTTGGTCTGCACATATCCCTTGAACAGTTCCATCAGCATTTACCCCCCCCCATGATTGTTTTTGAAAGTGTATTTTCATAAAACCACCCCGAAATCTTTCAATCGCTTCTTTGCAAATGCGATATACCAAGCCCGGTCAAGATAAGCGGGAACAGGTTTATCATTCACCCCGGCATTCACGATGAAGCAAACTTCAGGGGTATTTGCAAACTTTTCAGGGTTTTTGATTTCGTTCTTCACTTTGAATATCCCGCCATCCGTTGACCGGGAAGAAGCAAACACCCTGAAGCACTTTTCTTTCTGAATTTCACCGCCAACGAATTCTTTCACGGTCACAAGCCTTCCGGCTTCGTTGCGGATTTTCTTCAGTTCAATTTTCGGGTTGTATAGCGCATACATATATTTACTGCTGACCTTCACAATCTTTTGAAAATCCTTCAGGCTTTGGCATTGGTTCACTGTTACTTCCGGGGGAATCCCTTTCAGCATGGCATCCACAACAGCCTTGTTCACAATTGGAAGGTCATAATCAAGTTCAGTCAGCTTCTTAACATAGCCGCCTTTGTTCTTGTGCTTACCTTGGGAATCAACAATGATGTAATTGTTCACATCTTTTTGATATACCCGGCTGAATTCATCAAATTCCAGTTCCATCCGGGTTCTTTGTTCCCACTCATAACAAATATCATCTATTTTTTCATAATCGTCATAATGGAATAGCTTTATCAGCAAACCATCAGTGTTTGACTGTATCAGTTCACAATGCCCTTCCAACCTTTCAATCAGGTCAAGAAGTAAAAGCTGACCGCCAACACAAACATTATTGGCTTGTAAAGGGTCAAACATGGCATTGTTTACATCCTTCATTGCCCCATAGGTACTGTTCAAAACAATCTTGTAAGGGGCTTGCATTGGGTTCTTTTCCGCTTTAAGCTGTAAACGCCTATCACGAATTTTTTTGTACTTTTCCGGGTCTGCAATATTCCGGGAAAGAAAATCATATTCAATCATCAAAGCGGGATAATAGGAAGCCACATCAATGTTGATGAAATGCCCTGAACCGCTGTATTTGTCAATTGCACCATGTAACCCGCCCCAAGCGAATACATGGGGAACACCCGCAACATCTGTTTTCAGAACCTTGCTGTAATTGCGGTTCAGCGGATTCTTATACCAGTTCAAAATATGTTTATACTTTTCAATCCTGATGGTGTCAGGGAAAGTGATTTCAAATTCATCATCATATGACCTTCCCCGGCTTGCGCCCAAAATGATTGCTGAAAGTTGCGCCTTGGTTTTGGCAATATAAGAAGTTGGAAGTTTGAAGGCTTTGACAAGTGAAACTTGGGAATCAAATTCTTCCTTGCGCCTGATGAAGATTTCAATGGTCTGTTCCACATCATAGCGGCAATATTTCACCGTTTCTTCAAGTTCTTCTTCCGTAAGTTTTCGGTCAATGTCGAATGGAACGCTTGTTTCCCTGATATCGTTGCCCATGAATCCTTCCAAGGATTTCAAGCCACCATCAAGGGGAAGCATCACATCATAATTGTTCAGGGGAAGTTTTCTGAATAGGTTTGAGAACTTCCACCCCGGCTGACCATCTACAATGATATAATCGTTGATTTCCTTGGGGTCAAACCCGCAAAGAATCCCTTTCAATATGTATTGGTCATAGTGTCGGCTGTTGTACCCAACCCAAATTGTTCCCCGATTCGCTTTATAAACAGCTTCTAACTTTGCGGGGTCATTGATGATAACCAGTTCTTTCCTGTTGGTTACATCTATCAGAACACAAAGCCAATCAGCCTTAAATACTTCAAAGTCATAGAAAATAATTGGAATCAACCCCCTTCAACTGTTATGAAGAAAGGCGGGGGAAGGGTTCAAATCCAACCCCCGCCAATACATCAATTAAACTTCGTAAACATCAGTGATTTCAAAGGTCTGAAAGCCCTTATTGTTTTCACCGTACTTCAAGCCATATTCAAGCTTGCCATCAATGGCTTCAAGCACATCAAGCATCAGGTCATTGTACTGTTTCAGCGGCATAATCTTGATATCATCATCAGGAATGCCGGATTCCATACCACGAAGGATTTTATTGACCTTGCCGAAGTGGAAACGCATGGTCAGCACTTGGTTCATGAAGATGATACTGCCCTTATATTCCCCGGCAAGAATCTTGAACCAAATCACCGCTTTGGGGTTGCCGCTCTTGGCTTGTCCAATTTCCATTTTTGTGACTGCCACATCATAAGTACCATAAGGCACTTCAGGGAAATCACCGTAATCATCCCCACCGGGATTTTCAAGTTCTTCACTAATGATTGCATCAATACCAATTGCCTTGTCCAGTTCGTTCCAGTTAATAGCCATAATTTTTTACCATCCTTTCAAATTTGGGTTTTTGTTATTCGCCCCTGCGTTTTCTTTGGCGGGGGGCAGGTGTTTTTTCTGCTTCGGGTTCAGCATCTTGAACTTTTTGGGCAGAAGAATCCACTTCCGGTTTTTCGGTTTCCGCTTCCTGAACTTCTTCAGTATCTTCAGCGGCTTTGGTTCTGCGCTTGCGGGTTGTTTTCGCTTCGGCAGGGGGGTCAGTTACTTCAGCAGGGGCTTCTTCACCTTCTTCAGGTACTTCTTCCTTGGGTTCTTCAGCCTTCGCCCTGCGGCTTCTTGTGGCGGTCTTGGGAGCATCCTCTTTAGCTTTAGGTTCAGCCTTCGGTTTGCGTTCCCCAACAGTTCCCACATTACCTTCCTTGTAAACATTCATGAAGGATTCAAAATCAAGCGGAATTTCCGTTTCGGAAACTGTCAGCCTGCCGCCGCCAAATATAACTTCATCGGTTTTGAAGGAAAGAACCCTATCATCACCATCAGCCACAACCCTTGCCACAATATCAACCATTCCGGCAATCTTATTGGCAATCTTATCTTGGATATTGGGCTTAATGGAAGTCATTTTGTCACCGCTTTTGCGGGTAATGTCCTTGGTTCTGTCCTCATGGCTGATAAGAATGATGTTTTCATAATCCATGTTCATCAGCCGCTTCATGGTGGAAAGGAATTCCGTTCTGACCTTATCCCATGCCTTGAAAGAATCATCAGATTCATGGGTAATGTTCAGCTTGTCATACATGAAGATTCTGCAATGCTCATAACAATCTTCAAGCAGGTCAACCACAATGGTTTTGAAATCATTGTCCTTCTTTTCCAGTTCGGTAATAGCATCCTTGAACACATCCCAAGCAAGGGTTGTGCGGGTCTGCCTTCCCTCAACCTTCACTTCGTTCTTGATGCTGATGTAAGGTGCATCCACAAAGCGGATGTTTCCATCAGTGTTCAACATAAGCGGGTCAGGGAATCGGTTTGCCAAGAAGGTTTTTCCGCTGAATGGCGCACCATAAAGCCAAACCACCTTCTTATTGATACTTTCAATGTTCCTTCTTTCGTTTTTTGGTAGAATCATGTAATCTACACCCCTTTCACAAAATTCTTGGTATTCACACCAATTGCACAAATAGCCTTGGTTCTTTTCAAAGGTTTCACTTTCCAAAATTGTTTTGATATTCATAGTGAAATCAACAACCTTGGTATAATCAAACCCCACTTCCACAAGCTGAATTTCAAGCTTGGTAAGTTCTTCCTGAATCCTTCGCCTGAAGGTCATAATATCTTCATGTTTTTTCTGCTTGATAGTGACCTTGGGGATGAACATGAAAAACATCTTTCTGATGGTCTGCCCAAGGTGGTTTCTTTCGAAGAAATATTTGTATTCATGTAGCTGACCGGATTTGATGTAATTCTTCACATTGTTGGAATACTTGTAATCAAACAGGTCAAATTCAAATGGCGCACCTGTTGGGTTCAAATAGTCCATATATCCAATGAAATCCGAATCCTGAATGACTTCTTCGAACTTACTGCCCTTTGGCAACAATGCCCTTGCTTTAGGAATCCAATATTCAAGCTTTATGACCTCATTCACATGGGTATCATCAATGATAGGGAAGGAATCATAATATGCTTGAATCCCGGCTTCCACACCTTTTTCAATACCAGTATGAAGGGCTGTTCCCAAGATAAGCGGATTATCCGCATCGGTTGAAGCTATGGTTTTCAGCTTGTCAAGGTATCGCATTTTGTACTTGTATGGGCATTGCATAAATGTTTCAACTCTGCTATGTGAAAATTGCACTGTATCACCCCCTTTATAATTTCTTTGAACTGTTCAAAGCCTTCAGGATAAACAACCAAGCCTATCCCGCCGCCACTGTTCACCATCTGAATGTTCTTCACCTGAAGTTCGGTTGGTTTTCCAACACTTGATTTAAGTTCAGCGGCAATGAATATTCCGTTCACACACATCAACATATCGGGAATGCCGCTTTTCTGAAATCCACCACCCCAAGTTTTCAAATACCAACCCATGGGGGGTTCTGTCTGCTTGTCATTGGGCATCCCGGCAGGGTAAACCCCAACGGTATGAAGCCAATTTTTCAAGCGGTTTTCAAAGTTTTTTTCTGCCGCCATTCACACACCCCTTTCTACTTTTTACCGCTTTTTACTTCAACTTTGATATAAGCCTTGCGGTTGCTGACCTTTACGCATTCAGCGGCAATTTGCGGGTATTTGGCTTTCAGTTTGGTTGAATCAATACTTTCAGCTTTGGTTGCCGCCACATAAGTAATGTTCAGGATATCGCTTGAAAACTTCTTGATTCCGTAAGCTTCCATGGCTTCTTGAAGCTTAACTTTCAAATCAGCTTCCTTGGCTTCAAGGTCTTTCTTTGCTCTGATAAGGTCAGCAATGGAATTCAGAACCCCAAGATGGGTTTCTTGGAATACTGCCAAAGATTGTTCTTCGTTCCCATCCTCAATGATGGATTCCCCGC